GCAGGGGTGCCGATCACGTCTATCTCGATCACCCGGTGAGCCTCATTCGCTCCATGTCGGCATCTAGGTAAAGGATCATCGCGCCGGACGCGTCCGCCTTCCCCGTACGGTTCTTCACGACGGAAACGCCCATCTGTCGAGAACCGTCTTCGCCGATCCGGTGAAGGGTCAGGATCATTTCCGGCACGCGGCCTATCTGTCCCTTGATCTGAGACAGGGGAACGGGCTGGTTACCGTCGTTGCTGTCGCCCTTTACGTGGTGCAGGGCGACCACACACGCACCCGTCATCCGGGCGAGTTCGTGAAGGTACTCACAGACCTTTTCCAGGGCGACGTAAGAGTTACTGTCGCCCTCGGCATCCGGCACCACATTGGAAATGTTGTCCACGATGATCAGTTCGGGCCAGGCCCCATAAGTGACCGCGAACGCCTTCAGTTCGGCTTCGAGGTCATCAATCGTGAGCGACGCGGTGAAGTCCCACCGAAGGTGATCGAGGCCGTCTAGCTGAGCTTCTACGGCGTTCGTCTTGCCGTGCTCTAGGGCATTCTCGATATCCCTGGTAGACCAGCCCGAGACGTTCGCAGCACAACGCACGAACATGGTTTGAGGGTCGGTGTCCGCGCTGAAGTAGAAGGCCGGTACGCGGGCATGTAGGGCCAGGGCCATACTCAGGGCGGACTTACCGACACCGGGGGCCGCAGAGATGATCGTGAACTGTCCTCGGCGGAAGTGCACAGTATTCGCGGCGAAGGTCTTAAAGAGCGTGGGAAGGGGTTCGCCGGTCTTTCCGGCATCGCCCTTAGCTCGAACGATCGTGTACAAGGGCGTTCCCTTCGCGGGCTCTTAGACGGACGACCAGACAGGCAGGGGGGCACAGTTGCGATAGCGGCTCTTCCGGAATTCGCCGGTCGTGGCGATCAGTCCGCGCTTCGCGGCTCGACGCATCACGGGGCCGAGGGCGCGCGGCTCACGCGGCTTGATCAAGCCCAGGTCCCAGAGATCGTCAGTCGTGAAGTCGTCGAGAACGCCGGACACTTCGGCGACGAAGCCGAGGGCGTATCGCTTCCACTCGTCATCCGCATTCGCGTCCACCTGGGCGATAGCAGCGTCACGGGTCTTCTGGGCGTCGAGGTTCGTAGGCATGGGGCACTCCGCGGGCTTGTGTAAACGGGCATGAAGAGGGCGCGTTGGGCGGCCTTACGGCCTGGCAGTCGCGCCCCTGCCATTTCAAATATGAGCTTCGGGCCTACTTAATGAACTCCAGGCCGCACGCGTCCGGGGTGCCCTGCGGGGCCGGGCAACCCCAGGCACGCCAGGTGCCAGGCTTGTTCCGGTAGGGCTTCTCGACGAACCGCTTCGTACCGTGCGGGCACGTCGGGGGCGTGCCGTAGGGGGTCTGGCCGGCCGGAGCCTGAGAAGGCGCCTGAGAAGGGGCCTGAGCGCCGTTGTGGCCGCCTCGGTCATAGCTTCCGGGGTGTTCGACCGGACGGGCCCCGAGCTGGGCCCCAAGGATCTCTTCGGCCCGAAGGGCGGTCACGGCCTCACCGATAAGGGCGGACACGCCAGACTGAGAGAAGCCGTTCAGAAGGTCGACCAGCTCAGTCTGAGAATCCGCCTTCACGACAACCCACGTAGCGTCATGGCCGCCGTGGCTCTTCATGGTCACGGTGAACTTCTCGGGGATGTCAGTCATTCACAGTCTCCTGATAGGGGTATTGGCGGGCGTCGACTCCGTTGAAGTCGCAGTAACGCCGAACGGTGCAGGTGCGGCACGCGTCGCCAGGGTTGGGAAGGAACAGGCCGAGACGAACGGCCTTATCCATGTTGCGGAACCATCGGGTGACCTTCTCTAGCGAGTAATCCTGAAGGTTCCACGCGTCGGTAGGGGCGTTGTTCTTCGCCATGAAGTAATCGCCGAAGCCGGGCTTCTCGCCGAACATGTCGTTCACGGCATGGTCGTAAATGGCTAGCTGAAAAGCCGTGTCGGGAAGCTTCGTACCGGTCTTCAGGTCACGCACTCGAAGGTGACCATCCGGGTATTCGACGATCTGGTCAATGAAGCCTCGGATCATGATTCCGCCGAGATCGAGCGTGAATCCAAGCTCGACGGCCGGCTGACCTTCGATCGGTTCCCAGACACGTTCGGGGGCTTCTATCGCGTACTCGAAGTACGCTTCTACCTGATCGCGGCCACGCTCACGGCGCTTCTTAATGTCGTTCTCGGGCTTCGTGGTGCCACCGGTGAGCCACCGGGAAACGTCCGGCTCGACGGCCAGGGCGGCGGCCATGTCCCGTTCCCAGGCTTCTTCGAACCACTCGGCCATCTGGTCGGGGCCGTAGGCCCGGTGGCTCTTCTCCCACTTCTCTACGGCTTCGTGGTAGGCCGTTCCCTGAATGAACCACGCGGCTTGATTCTGCGGGGCCTTAGCGACCTTCTCTAGCCGGTAAGCCTCACCGCAGCGTACGAAGCTCCCGTACTGCGATACGGAGCGATGCGTTACGGGTTCGCCCATGGTCACGCCCTGGCGGGGGTCGGGTTGCCGGTGGCGACGTTCTCGATCTCGCCGAGGAACGCGGCCATGGTCACGATGTCCACGAAGTTCGGAACGGTGGCGTTCGAGAGGCGGACGGTAGCGCCGTGAACGACCAGCTCGACGACGTTTCGGCCGAGGCCCGCGTCATGGATGGGGCGCACGGTGACCGCGCGGCCGTCAACGTCGGTGAAGCTCTTCGCGGGGGTGTTCTCCGAGGTGCCGAAGGCAGTCATGGGGTTCTCTCTCTCGTTCCAAATATGAGCTTCAGGGCAAACGGAAGGGGCACCCTGGGGGAGGTGCCCCTAGAAGTCTTTTGAGTTGTTCACGGCCTAGTGGAAGATCCAACAAGCCGTAGTGTATTCGTCGTCATGTCCGCACCCGAGGGTGTCACTCGGGTATCCCTTCAGGGGAACCGCGTTGTTCGGCGACATGGACCGAGCTATTTCGTAGTCGTCTTCATCTGCGTTCTGCCGACAGTACGCGAATTCCATTCGCGTTCCGTTCGCGTACCTCAGTCTCGCGACCGAGAGAACTTTCGGTAGGTCGTACAGAACGTCAACGCCCTGAAGATCGGTCCCCGCATTGTTGAGGTCCAATCCTTGAGAGCTGTCTACCAACATGGGCTGTTCCCCGAGGCCGTTGCAACTTCTTCCGCATGCCCCCAACCTGTGACCCGCGTCCTGAGTCCCTGTGAGGTTGGTGTCTGAAAACTGTAACTGGAAACGTTCACTCCGCACACACATTTCGGACCATGAACGTTCACCTGTTACATGTTCGTAACGCGCAAATCTGAACGCGCAAGTAAGGAAGGCGACCCTTACCTAGGCGGCCAGGCCCGTCATTCGGCGAAGCCGGTCCGCCAAAGTCTTACGGGGCATGCTGAGTTCCCTGGCCATGGCCGAGATCGAAGTACCTTCAGCATGCATCTGCCGGATGCGAGCGTTGCTCTGCTCTTCGAGCAAAATGAGCAAAAAGCGCTGAGCGCTTCGCCGATCCTCGGGGGTCATGCCGCCCCAAATGCCGAACTCCTCATTCTTACCCAACTCGGCACACTCGGCGCGAACGGGGCAGAAGCCGCAAGCTTCCTTCGCCTGGGCTATGTTTTCGGCCGTCTCGGAAAACCAAACGTCCGGATCAGCCTCGCAGGAATGCGACAAGATGCCTCACTTATGCCGGGGGTTTCGTTTGCTCGGTTTCGCTCACGTCCCCGACTTTCTCGCCGGTTCCTCCGTGGCCTTCCCTCGCTGACATGTATATCTTCGCCCGACGCCCCTGGCGGAGTCAAATGATAGTTTCAGAACGCAGGAAGGCCGCCCCATACAAGGGGCGGCCCATCGGCGCACACGCGGATTCGGTTTAAACGGGCTACGCGGTGCCCGAAGGGTCGACCACCTTTGAAGAGTCGTCGTTCGGCTTCTTCTCTTCCTCGAAGCGAATCAGGCTGTCGCCATCCGAAGGCCGGCGCTTCGAGTAGTACCAACCGCCCGTAGGGCTAGCCGGATTGGGGGCCATTTCCCGGTTGTAGCAGACCACAACATCGGCGGCCTTGACCTCTTCAAGCCACTTATCCAACATGCGCTCTTTCACGGCGGGAAGCTTCTCGCCCTGCTCTCGGCGCGAGTAGAGGCGAAGCATGCCGTTCGGGCGTGCCTGGGCATGCTCGGTCTTCACGGTCCAAGGGATGTACTTGCTGTGATCCGGGCGAGGCTTCGAGATCTTGGCATCACGCAACTGAAGGTAGACGGCACCCTTCGTGACGCCGTACTTCTCGCCGATCTCCTCATAGGTCAAGCCCTTTTGGCGGTCGGCCCGCAGCACGTCACTGGATGGGAGCCTTCTCGGAGCCGGCATAGGGGGAAACCCTTCAGGTCTGACGGTCGGAACTAGTTGATCAAGGTAGGGAAGTGCGCAAGTAGCTGTCAACTGGAAGCTTGGTTGGCGACCAGTGTCTAGCTACGCGTCGAGTATAGAACGCGTAGAGCTTGGAAGGTTGTACGTATCGGGGAGAAACCTTAGATTGACGTGCGCCTCTATTCGGATTTTTGTTCGAATAGCACGTTCGAAGTCCCCTTGACGCCCCTTCGGGCGGTCCCTATCTTTGGGGTTTAAGCCGTACGTTTCCGCAGGTCAGAGCGCAAATCCTAGTTGTCCTGGAAGCTAGTTTCCAAATGTTAGGATGCCTGGGAAGTTGCTGTTCAGTCCTGCCGTACGGCGGTCAACTGGACCGACGAAGGGCGTATTGGGAATGGCCAGGTCTGCTACTCCAAAAGTCAGCTATGCGGGGAAGCTCTACGTAGAGCAACGGGAAGCCCAGACGGGGCACGGCCGGCCCCTGCACTACCTACGGAGCCTCTTCCGGCGCTTCGCGGTGCACGTCGAGGACTGCCACGTAAGCAGCCTCCGGGCTCAGCACATCGAAGCCTTCTTCTACGGCCCTGGGGGCCTTCACGAAACGTGCCAGGCAACGACCCTGGCCAACTACCGGGCGACCATGCGTAGCTTCCTGCGGTTCTGTGAGCGTCGGGAATGGACGCTCCGCACCATGGAGGTTCTGACCGAGGGCCTGAAGGAGAAGAGCACTCAGACGAACCGGAACCGCTACCGGATGACGCGGGAAGAGGTGCTTCTACTCCTCGAAGCGGCGGAGCATCCGCGCGACCGTGCCCTAGTCGCCTTCCTGGCGAACACGGGCCTTCGCATCTCCGAGGCCGTACGCATGCGGGTGCGTGACGTGGCCTTCAACAAGGGGGAGCTTTACGTGTACCTCCCGAAGACGAAGGAGGAGGTGACCGTTCCCCTGTCGCTCGACCTCGAACGGGAGCTTCGGGACTGGCTTCGCGCCTACACGGAAGAGGTCGGCACCGTGAAGCGCTCTTACTACCTCTTCCCGGTGTTCCATAAGGCGTTCTTCATGCACGGTCACGCCCAGGTCCCGAACCGTGAGCGTCGACTGAACCCCGAAGGCTGGATCTCTCACCCCACGTACATCATCAAAGACATTGCGGTGAAGGCGGGCATCGAGCTTGACCCTGGCGACGCGTGGCACACGCTGAGGCGGTCGTTCGCGCGCATCCTCTATGAGGACGCGCGAGAGCACGGCCACGACAACGCCCTTCGGATCGTTCAGGCCGCACTGAATCACAAGGAAGTCAGCACGACGGAGCGATACCTAGGATTGGACATCGAGCGTCAGCGTTACGCCGACATGATCAAGGGGAAGCCGTTCCTGACCGCGAACGGGGACGGCGGTAAGATCATCCCGCTTGACGAGAGGAGGGCGGGCCGTGGCTAAGGAAGTGATCTCCCGGTGCGACGAGTGCGGCACGACGGAAGACGTGCAAGAGTTCACGATCACGTACGGGGGCGAGACGAAAGACGTTGACCTCTGCCCCGAGCATGGCGGGCCGGTCCTGAAGGTCTTCACCCTGGGCACCGAGGTTCAGAACAGCACCCCGAAGCCTCGGAAGTCTTCGCGGTCGAGTCACGCCGTAGTGGCTATCGAGGATTGGAAGCCCGAAGAGCGGTAGGCCGCCAGGCCCCAACACAGAAGCCCCCGAACCCTGTTGGGTCGGGGGCTTCCTGCTGTCAGCGCGGGAATCCGCGGTTCACCAAAGCCCCTCGGGGCCTACGTTCTCTTCGTGCACTTCGCGGTCAATCGGCATGATCACGCCCCTGAAGGTGGGGCCGATCTTGCACAGGATCGGTTCTTTGGCGTTGAAGACGCACATGTCGAGGGCGCGACCTAGGCCGTCCTTCCCCTTCGGGGCCTTCACCTTCGAGAACCGGGCCAGTAGGGCAGGGTCGAACGCGACCAGCTCGGGCATGGCCAGGGGCCGCCCTTCGAGCCGTGTAAACAGGCCGTCGATGAACTCCCAGACAGGTTCGGCCGTGGCCGAAGCGTCCTGGGCCGCCGTAGGGGTGTCGTTGTTGCCGGGCCGGAACACCAGCCCGTCACCGGGCCGTAGTTCGAGCTTCCCGAAGCCCTTCTTGTCCTTCCGTCCGGCCGTGTCGAGGGCGGCCAGGGTGTCACGGTCGACATGCACCGTGACCCCCTCGGGAGGGCCTTCGTAGTCCTCAACAACGGCCGTGTCCTGGCCTATGGCGTATCCGTCTGTACCCGTGAACCGCAGGCCGGCGGGGCCGAGTTCAACCCGCGCGGTCGTCACCATGGATCGGGCCGGAATGAAGGCGTGCGCGTTGTACGCGGCCCTGGCCATCTCTTCGCTAGGCAGCGTCACCGACGCTTGCAACGTCTCTCCTCTCAAGCTCCCCGAGAAGGTGGGCGAAGGCATGGAAGGCTTGTTGCGGGACAACCCCGTCACCAATGGCCTTCAACTGTTGGCCTCGGTCGAGGCCCGCAACCTTCGTGATCCATCCGGGCACGATCCCCATAAGCCACTCACCGAACCGAGGGGCCAGGCGAAGGCCGCCGCGCGGCCCGTACTCGACCGGCACGGGGGCCGGTTGCCCGGTGAGCACTTCCCAACGGCGTACGGCGGGGGCGAAGTCTCCCCACCATTCCGAGGGGCTGAAATCGCCCCCATAGTCGGCCCCAGGCTCGACGGCCAGGAGGAAACACACTTCGTCTTCGAGGGTCGGCCCGTGGCCGCCCTGCTTCCTCTTGTCGGGATGCTGGGGGGCACCGTTCCGCCCGAGATTCGCGGTAGGCGTCTTCAGTAGCTTCTCGGTCTTGTCTCGGGGCCACAGTCGAGCCATGGCGGTTACGAGATCGTCGCCACCGGCCCCAGGGCGGGCCGCTTTCGCGTAGTCCGGTCCTCGGCGACTGTCAGCGGCCGTGGGAGTCGGAAGGCACGGCAACGAGAAACCACCTATCGCGATGGTGGGGGGCACCAGCGGCGGACGCTCGATAACACGTCCATTGCGCGTCATACCCGCACGCGGCCAGGTCCCCGAGTACGCGGGCGAGTCCTCGGCCTCGGATCGCGGAGACGTTTTCCAGGAAGACGAGCTTCGGTCGAAGAACGCGAACGGCTTCAGCAACGTTCGCCCAGATTCCCGAGCGCGACCCTTCGATACCAACCCGTTTCCCCGCATTCGAAATGTCCTGGCACGGAAAACCGGCCGTCAGAATGTCTACGCCCTCTTCAGCGAGCGTCGCCCAATCAATCAGGGTGATATCCCCGAGATTCGGCACCCCAGGGAAGCGACGTTCGAGAATCAGGGCCTTACTCGGATCGTTGTCCGCTACCCACGTAACGCGACCCCCCGTTAGTGCCTCTACGGCCATCCCCAGGCCGCCGTAACCGGCGCAGAGTTCCAAGATGCGGGGGGCCGTAGAAGGCCACTTACTCACAGTCGTTCGCGGCCTCTCCGAAGAGGTCGCGAAGGATTCGCTCTCTCTCCTCGGCCGGAAGGCTGTCTAGGTCGATCGCCTCCCAATCTCCGGTCACAGGAAAGCCCGCACAGCAGAAACAGCGACCCTTAGCCACGGCGCTTCCCCTTTCCGCGCCAGGACCGAAAGAGGTCTTCGAGGGCGAAGCCCACAATGAAGACCAGAGTGAGAAGGCCGAGGATCGGCCACCCGTACCGCTGAATGTCGTTCAGGGCCTCGATCACGCGGTATCGGCCTTTCCGTAGCTCACGCTGTAGTCGTAGGCGACGAAAGCGTTCCGGATTCGGTAGGCGGCCCCGTGAAGCTCCCGCTTTCCCTTGGTCGCCGCTACGTGAAGTTGAGCCACGGCGGTTTCGTAGTGGGGAAGGCCCTCAAAGGGCCGGATCATCTGAATAGCCTTGACCAGAGTCACCGAGGCCACCCTTTCCAAATACTAGTTTCCGGCCTGAGCAATGCGAGCCATGGCCGAAGCCGCGCGGCCCTTCTTCTCGTCCTTCGGGGCGGGGCTGGTCGTGCTGTAGCGGAGGATTCCGCCCGAGAATTCGACCCTGCCTCGGAAGTCGTGCTTGAAGGACGGGTTACGGTCCTCGGGGCCGTTCTCGACGTAGCGGTTCGTGGCAGCAACGGTCTTGGGGTGCAGCACGCGGAGCCTCTTTCCTGGGCGGTTTAAACGGCTTCTTCTGTCAGCTCCCGGCCCTTCCTGGGCCGTTCCCTGCTGACGTTCCAAAACATAGCTTCGATGCCCTGGCGGGTTCAAGGCTCCCCAGGTCAGAGGCCCTATGTGGGGCCTCGGCCGTGGCAACAGGTCTACAGGCTCCGTAGGGGGTAAGGGGGTCGGCTGTAGAGAGTGAGCGGAGCGAGCGAACGAAAGCCGGGGGGATCGGGGGACAGAGATAGCTATAGAGCTACTGCGAACGAGAGAGAGCAGTAGCAGAAGGGCGGCCCTCCCGAGGCCGCCCCTATATAAGGAATCTCTGAAGGCCAGGGCATTAGAAGCCCTGGCTCTAACAGGTCTATAGCTAGTGCAAGAGCGGCCGGCGGGCCGCTTCTAAAGGGGGTGCCCCCCTAACAGGGAGGGTGCACCCAATGCCGTACAGCATGTGCAGTCGACATAAGAAGCTCTATCCCCTGGGCACATCATGTGCCCTCTGTGCTAACCCACCACGTAAGCACAAGAGCAAGAACACTCGAAGGCCAGGGCGGTACGACTATCAATGGCAGAAGGTAAGAGCAGAAGCCATAAGGCTTCAGCCCTACTGTCTGTTCTGCGGTACCGATAAGGACCTAACCGGAGATCACATCATCCCTCTGAAAGAGGGAGGCACGAACGTACTAGACAACGTTCGTGTTCTCTGTCGCTCATGTAACACGACAAGAGAGAACGACCTTCGAAAGGGAAAGCGTTACTAGCCCCACCCCCTCACCTTCGAGCCGGTAAGGCTCGACCAGGAACACCACAGAGCAACCGATGCGACCGGCGAAGCCGGGGAGTCAACCGCTCTAGTGGCCCAATCCATCCGAGAACACACCAGATGAAGCACTGTCAAGCAATCTGGCTCAGATTCTCAGGATTCTTTGGGGTAGGGGGAGGTCGAAAGGATTTCGGGACGCTTCCCCGCACCCGCCGCCTTCCCTCGGCGTGAGCGCGCGGGGGTTCGCCGGTGTTCGTGGGAATGCGGGTGGCTCCGGATGAGCGAGCGAGCAACCGCCTAGGCCGTTGACCAGCGCGGATGACTCCGCGCGAATTACTTAATCGTTTCCCAGAGAGGGGAATTCAGACCCGAGAGAGGTTGCAGCCATGCCCGGACCGCCCCCGACCCCTTCCAAGCTGGTCGAGCTGAAGGGGAATCCCTCGAAGAAGAAGCTTGCCGGTGCCGAACCGGAGCCTAGGCGGGGTGCCCCTCGGCCCCCTGCCGACCTGAAGGGCGAAGCACTCGCCGAGTGGGGCCGTATCGTCCCCGAGCTTGACCGCCTCGGCCTTCTGACGCTGGTTGACCGGGCCTATCTGGTCGCCTACTGCGAAGCCTGGGCGTCCTTCAACGCGGCCAGGGAAGCCCTTTCCGAGTACGGCCCCCTTGTGGCCGGCCGGGACGGCGGCCTAGTCAAGAATCCGGCTTCTCAGATCATGCGAGACGCGGCCGATCTGATGTTGAAGTTCGGTAGCCGCTTCGGCCTGTCGCCTAGCGACCGTACGCGGCTCTCTGTGCCCTCTGGAAACGAAGACGGCCCCGACGCTCAGGTTCTCTCTCTCCTGAGCTAAGAGGGGCACTCAGGCCCCTTCTCGGGGGCCTCGGGGTTGAGCCCCCACGTTGACCCGCGAAGGGCGGTCGCGGTCCGTGGGTGGCTCCCCTGAAGGGAACGTAGCTCAGTCGGAAGAGCTACCGGGTGAAATCCGGTGCGTCGGGGGTTCGAATCCCTCCGTTCCCACTGGTGCAGACAATAGGCCGTGACTGGCCAACGATATGCACCCTGGGTGAAACCGGCCCCTAGTAGCACGGCTAGTCACCGTGACGAACCGGGCGGCGAGTAGCCCTCAATGACGTGTAGCTCAGTTGGCAGAGCAGAGGATTGTTAATCCTCGGGTCACTGGTTCGAATCCAGTCACGTCAGCAGTGGGGTAGCTCCCCTGTTCCTGAAACTCCCCCTGATCAGGGGATGGAGGGAACGCGCGCTTCGTCTAGCGGCTAGGACTCCTCCCCTTCCGGGAGGTAACGCGGGTTCGAATCCCGCAGTGCGCCCCAATGCGTTTACACGCCTTCTCGAATGGATCTTGTCATGGCTCAGGTAACTACTTCCGACCGGGCTTACCGGTTCTTCTTCGCCGAGGACGTTCCTACGGAGACGTTCACTCTTACCGAGGGCGTCGAGCGGACGCCCGAGCTTGATCAGGTCGCAATGGACTATTTGAAGGCGAAGCTCGCCCTTTACGCGGCCGTGAACCCTGGCCGCATCTTCCCTGATCGGAATCTCTACTTCTCGGGGACGCTCACGGTTTCCGAAGTGTCCTCGGAGAGTTCCCGGCTTTACCCGACTGACTAGCAGGAGTAACCCCGGTGCAGACCCCTAAGAAGCGACGTAGGCGACGGCCGGCGGGGTGGCTCTCTCGGCGCGAGTACGCGCTAAAGCTTCGCTGCGAACAATGGGGCGTGCCCTACTCGAAGGTGAGTCGAGCGAAGGTCTTCAACCGGGACGGTTGGGTTTGTCAGCTCTGCGGTGAACCTATCGACCGGGTGATTCGGTTTCCGAAGCCGCTCAGTAAGTCACTCGACCACATAGTTCCCCTGTCACACGGCCCCGGTACTCCGGGGCACGTCGAGAGCAATTGTCAGGCCGCACACCTGGGCTGCAATTCGTCGAAGGGTAATCGGGTGTGAGGGATCTCCCGGCTTAACCGGTCTTTGGGATATGCGAAGACAACGGAAGCCGGGGGTGAACAGTGAACGACGGACTCGTTCTCTCACCCTTCGGCCCGATCGAACCGCGTGAAGGCTTCTTCTATTACGACGAAGCGAAGGCCACGCACGCTATCAACTTCATTGAGAAGCTGATTGTGCACACGAAGGGCCGCCATGCTGGTGCGCCCTTCCTTCTCGATCCGTGGCAGAAGAACGAGATCGTACGGCCGCTCTTCGGAACGGTCATGTGGGATGACCAATACGAGGAATACGTTCGTCAGTACCGCATTGCGTGGCTTGAGATGGCGCGCAAGAACGGGAAGTCAGAGCTTCTTTCCGCGTTCGCTTTGCTGGGTCTAGTTGGAGACTTCGAGGAATCCGCCGAAGTGTATTCGGTCGCGGTTGACCGCGATCAGGCCGGACTCGTCTACAACACAGCTAAGCGCATGGTCGAGCTGAATCCGATTCTGAACAAGCGACTCGAAATCATCGACTCGAAGAAACGGATTATCGACCGGAAGACGAACAGCTTCTATCAGGTGTTGCCCGGTGACGCTGCGGGTGCACTCGGAACGAACCCTTCGATGGTTCTGTTCGATGAGGTTCTTACGCAGAGGGACCGGCACCTTTGGGATTCCATGCGACAGGGTTTCGGTACCCGTCGACAGCCGATCATGATTGCGGCGACAACGGCCGCATATCGAACCGCGGCCTTCGCCCTCGAAGAGCATGAGCATTCGCTTCGTGTTCGCGAGGATCAGAACATGGACCCCGCGCGGTTCGTGTTCGCGCGAAACGTTCCTGATGACTGGGACTGGAAAGACGAAGGCAAACCGCCCTCGGCCGAACACCCGAAGGGAACGGGTTGGTACCTGGCGAATCCCGCCCTCGGTTCCTTCCTGAACATCAACAACCTTCGGGCCGAAGCCATGGAAGCGGCCGAGAAGCCCACGGCTCAGAACGCGTTCCGCGTGTTCCGCCTTAACCAGTGGGTTAGCCAGGCTAACCGGTGGCTCGACATGCACCTATGGGACGAGAACGGTTCGCCGAAGGTGGACCGGGACCGGCTGAAGGGCCGCCCCTGCTATGCCGGTATCGACCTGGCCGCTACGGGCGACTTCAACGCATGGGTTCTTCTCTTCCCCGGAACACCGACCGATCCGGAAGCGGACGGCTGGACAGTCGTTCCTCACTTCTGGGTTCCTCGGCCGGCGGTCGAGAAGCGATCCAACATGAAGGCGTCCTTCGAGGTTTGGGAGCGTGAAGGCTTCCTTACCGTGACCGAGGGACCGACTACGGACTTCAAGGCAATCTTCCGGCACATCGCCCAGGATGCCGAGACGTTCCGGATTCGGTTCTTCGGCTATGACCCGTGGAACGCAACTCAGCTTGTGAACGAGCTTGAGGAACACGGCCTTACGGCCGTGAAGGTGCCGCAGAGTGCCGCTCGACTCAATGACCCATGTAAGGCCATTGAGAGCGCGCTAGCGGCCCGTGGGCTGCATCACGGCGGTCACCCGGTGCTTCGTTGGATGGCGGATAACGTCGAGCTTGACGTGACCGGAGACGGTTTGGTTAAGCCCTCGAAGGCTAAGAGCGGCGAGAAGATCGACGGTATCGCGGCCATGGCTAACGCCTTCTTCCTTACGGCTTTGCCGACCGAGGAAGAGGCACATGTGACGTTCGTGAACTTCAACGACGACTTCACAGACGACGAACTCGAAGCCCTTCTTACTCCTGCCAAACGGCAGGAAGAGCGGGAAGCGTACTTCTTCCCCGAAGACGATTAGGAGATTCATGGATCGGCCCAACCTGGGCCGCTCCCTCCGTAACGTCGCATCTTCCTTTGTCCCGAACGTCTTTCAGGTCGGCAGTCTCGGTTTTTTGGCCGCTTCTGCCTATGACGTTTCGCGCCCCCTCGGGCATTTCGCGGTGGCCGTGTGCCTCGGGCTGGTCGGTTACGCGACGGACGGGGGCAAGCGGTGAGCCTGTTTACACGCATCGGTGAGCTTCGAACGGCCGTGTCCGGCATGGCTTCCGATTGGGAAAGGGGCGTCGAGTCGTCCGGCTTCATGCGGACGGCTTCGGGCCGGAAGGTTTCCCGGCGGAACAGTCTTCAGATGGTGGCGGTATACGCCTGCCAATCGCTGATTGCGGACGCCGTGTCTTCCCTGCCGGTGGACCACTACACGAAGATTAACGGCCGGAAGGAATCCTTCGATCCGATCCGTTCGCCCCGTTGGGTTCGTCAGCCGAACCCCTTCCAGACCTCTTACGACTTCTGGTTTCGGGTTGTCGTCAGTCTTCTGACGGACGGGAACGCGTTCCTCTACACCATGCGGAACGACCGAGGCGAAGTCGTCGCCCTGTACTGCCTTCACCCGCAGTACGTGAGCATTCTCGACGGCCCGCTAGGCGATAACCGCTATGAGGTCAGCGACGACCAGGGGGCCGTTCAGGGCGTCCTCGATCGCACTCAGATACTCCACATTCCCGCGTTCACGCTTCCGGGCGTGAGCCGTGGCCTGTCGCCCGTCGACATGGCCCGAGAGGCTATCGGCCTGGGTCTCACGGCCGAGGAATTCGGTTCCCGCTTCTTTGAGCAGGGAACCACGATGGCCGGCGTAATCGAGCATCCGGGAACGCCTCGGCCGGACGAAGCGAGGCTTCTCCGGGACATGTTCCGGAAGTCGCACGCGGGAGTTAAGAACTCTCACAGTGTGGGCGTCCTTACCGGCGGGGCTCAGTTCAAGCCGATCACGCTTTCCCCGGAACAGGCTCAGTTCCTCGAAACGCGGCGATTCCAGAAGGCCGAGATTGCCCTTCTGTATCGCGTGCCCGCGTATCTGGTCGATAGCTCGGTTAGCTCGACCTGGGGAACCGGTATCGAGGAACAGAACAAGTTCTTCGTAGACCAAACGCTTATGCCGTGGATTGTTCGTATCGAGCAAGCCGTGTCGACGTTCCTTCTTCCTGGCCTTCAGTACATCCGATTCAACGTTGACGCCCGACTTCGGGCGAAGACGAAGGACCGTTACGAGTCGTATCAGACGGCCCTGAATAACGGGTTCCTGAACGCGGACGAGATTCGCGCAATGGAAGACCTGGCCCCGCTTCCTAAGAAGCTCGGTCAGCGTTACTACCGGCCCTTGAATCTCGGGGTTGTTGGCGACGAAGACAAGGAACCGGCGAAGGCCGAGAAGCCTCCCCAGGCTCCGCCGGCTGCACCGGTTGCCCCTGATCCAAACGCGGACCCGAACGCACTACAGGACCCGAACGCTACGGATCAGAAGGACAACGGCAATGCAGATGGAGCGTAGGGCGGTCCCTACTGAGTTCGAGGTTCGTTCCGAGGGCGGGAAGTTCAACTTCTATGGCTACGCGCTGAAGTGGGACGCCCGTTCTTCGAACCTCGGGGGCTTTCGCGAGCGTGTCGCCCAGGGGGCGACTTCCGAGAGTATCGGGCGGGATGACATTCGCGCCCTGTTCAACCATGACCCGAACCTGATCCTCGGCCGGAACCGAAGCGAAACGCTTCGTCTTTCCGAGGACACCGAGGGTCTTCATTACGAAGTCGACATGCCCGATACGAGTTACGCCCGTGACCTGGCTACGGCCATGGAACGCGGGGACGTTTCTCAGTCGAGCTTCGGCTTCAAGACTTCAGGACCCGAGGGCGATTCCTGGGCCGAGGACGACGACGGTTTCCCGCTTCGGACTCTTCAGAAGGTCGCTCTGTTCGACGTCTCGCCGGTGACGTACCCGGCTTACACCGACTCCACTTCGGGGGTTGGTTCCCGCGCTCTTCAGCTTCTCGCCGAGAAGCGCGGTCTTTCTGTAGCGCGGCTGGATTCGCCGGAAGCGATCCGGGCCGCTATTCGGGGCGAGATTGAAGTTCCGGCGCTCACTACTGAAGCGCGGACGCTCTACCCCCGTTACGAGCTTCCTACCGATCCGGTGGCGGCTCTTGCGGCTCTTCGTCGCTTCTAGCTGGTCTGAAACTATCATTTGGAGCGTTCATGGACTTCGCGTCCGTTGCTAAGGCTGCGCTGGAGAAGCGGGCCAACCTGATTTCCGAGCTTCGTTCCGTCGAGGCTGACACCGCCCTTTCCGAGGCCGAGAAGCGCGAGCGAGTCGAGCGAATCGACACCGACGTTCGCGCCCTTGAGGTCGAGGCCCGAGACGCGGTCGAGCGCGGTGAGCGTGAGGCGGAGGTTCGTTCTCTGGCCGCGCGTGCGGGCGGCCTGGTCCTGCCTGGCACCCCCGAGGCCCGCCAGGGCGAGCGCGACGAAGCGGCCGAGCTTCGCTCCGTTGCGCGTGGTGACCTTCCGGGCGTCGACTTCGACCTTCGGACCGCGACCACCGGCACCGCCGCGAACGCGGGCAACACCTACGCAACGACCTTCGTTGCTCAGGTCATTGAGGCCATGCGTGTTCGGAGCGACTTCTTCTCGAAGGCCCGCACGCTCACCACGGGTTCCGGCGAGACGCTTGAGTACCCGGTGAAGAACGGTCGCCCGACCGCCGCACAGGTCGCCGAGAACGCGCAGTACGGCAAGAGCGATGGTTCTTGGAGCAAGACGAACATCGGCGCGTACAAGTACGGCGTGATCGTCGAGGCCACGAACGAGATCGTCGATGACTCGCAGCTCGACATTCTCGGCATTCTCGCCGAGGACGCGGGCGAGGCTGTCGCCGATAAGGTCATGGCCGATCTCCTGATCGGCAACGGCACCGGTAAGCCCTGGGGCTGGATCACCCGCGCTACCGGCGCGGTGAACGCGGCGAACCTGGCGGGTGTCACGACTGACAACCTGATCGACCTTCAGCACTCCATTCTGAAGCCGTACCGCCGGAACGCGGTCTTCATGACCTCGGATTCTGCGGTTCAGGGTCTCCGGAAGCTGAAGGACACGACCGGTAACTACATCTGGCAGCCGGCGCTGACCGCTGGTGCCCCGGACACGATCCTTGGTACCGCGATCATGACTGACCCGAACGTCGTCACCTCTGGTGCGGGCGCGAAGGTTCTCGTCTACGGCGACCCCTCGAAGTACCTCATCCGACAGGTGAAGTCGCTTCGCGTTGTCCGGTCCGACGAGTACGGCTATGACCGTGACGTGGTCGCCTTCAAGGTCACTTGGAGGGGTTCGGGCGACCTGTTCGACCTGGCTTCCGTCAAGGCTCTGACCGTTACCGCGTAAGCGGCTTGAGGGGCCGCCCTTCGGGGCGGCCCCTCGGTCATTCCAACGGGAGTTGAGGTTATGAAGGTTCGCATTCTTGAGAGCGGTTCGGGGCTTCTCGATGGGGCTCCGTTTCCGGCTGTAGGCGAAGAGGTCGAGCTTCCTTCGGGGCTTGCCGTGTCGCTCATCAATGACAAGCGCGCTGAAGTCGTGGCCGAGAAGGCCGCAGAGACGCGCGAGACGGCCGCAGCGTCGGCCCCCGAGAAGCGGGGCCCCGGTCGGCCCCGCAAGACCGCGTAAGGGGGCACTGTGCGGTTTCTGAGCGGTAGGGGCGTCAAGCTGACGCACACCTTCCTTGACGACGAGTCGCCCCTGATCGTCCCTGCCGTGTCAGTGACCGTGCGGGATGCCTCGGGCGCGACCGTTTACACGGGCGACGCGACCAGCTCGGGCGACGAGTGGGCGGCCACCTTCCCGGCGGTCCCCGAGGGCGTTTACACGGTGTCGTGGCAAGCCGGCCAGACGGCCACGGACGCCACCGGCTTCGAGGTAGTTGGGGGCTTCCTGTTCACCCTGCCCGAGGCCCGCGGATCGGACATGGACCTAGCGGACTCGGCACGGTTCCCCACGGCCGAGCTGAAGCACTACCGGGAAGTGGTCACGGATGAGTTCGAGACCATCACGGCCCGGTCGTTCGTGCCGCGTACGGCACGCGTCGAGGTCGAGGCGGACGGCACTTCGAGCCTGTACCTGGGGTACTTCGATGTGACCGCACTGAAGGCCGTAGACGGCCCCTCGGGGGCCGTAGACCTGGCGGGGTGGACCGTTGACCCCTCGGGCTTCGTGAAGGCCCCCTTCGAGCTTCGAGAGGGCGACCGGTACACGGTCACCTTCGGGTACGGCTTCGGCCAGGTCCCCGAGGACGTGAAGCGTGCGGGCTTGCTGCGGCTCCGGTCCGTCCTCACTGCTGAGCGGTCCGGCATCCCTGATCGAGCTACGGCCTTCGTGGCCGCCGAGGGCGGGAACTTCACGCTCGCTACTGCGGGCCGGAACGGTTGGGAAACCGGCATCCCGGAAGTCGACGCGGTTCTGAAGCGATACAAGTTCGGCATTTTCTATGACGTGTTCGGGGTGGCCCGGTGAGTACGCATGCCTTCGAGGCGAAGGCCGCCCTTCGCGACATGATCAAGGCCCTTCCGGCACTGGCCGGCTATCAAGTCACCTGGGGCTTCCCGTCCCGAAGCCCTGAACGCCGTTGGGTGTTCGTGGGCGAAGTGATGTGGCCGGATTCCCAGTGGGTGACCAATCGAAGCCGTGAAGAGGTCTTCGAGATAAGCGTCATTGTGAACTGTCAGCTTTCCGGGGCGACTTCGGAAGAGGTCGAGGGGGAGCTTCAGCGCATGGCCGCCGGGATCGAGGACGGCATGAAGGCCGCCCCGAATCTCGGTATTCAGTCCGTCGTCACGTCGGACTTCGTCCCTAAGAAGCTCTCTAGCTTCCCGTCAGATCAGGTCTATGAAGGCCAGTTCGAAGCGGTTGTTCGCGTGAAGGCGAGGCTGTAGTGAAGACCGTTGCTTACAACGGGCCTTATTCGGCGGTAGAGGTTCCCTCGCTGGGTCTTACCGCCGTGAAGGGCGACCCTATCGAGGTCGCCGACGATATCGCCCCGGCGCTTCTTCGCCAGGGTTGGCAAGAGATCAAGGCGAAGAGGGAGACGGCTAAGTAATGGCCACGGTTCACGATTCATACTTTGGTGCGGCGGACGAGTCCACATACGGCACCGCTGTTGCCCCCTCGAAGTTCTTCGAGTTCACCGATGAAGGCATTGAGGGTAAGTACGAGCGGATTGATTCCGAGGCGATCCGCGCCGGTACCCGCGTCCTTCGAAGTGACCGCTTCGCGCCGAACGCTAAGGGTGCCGAGGGTGACGTGAAGATGGAGGTTCTTTCCGGGGGCTTCGACTTCTGGCTGAAGCACATGTTCGGCACCGTTTCCGCTGGTGCCCCCTCGGGCGGCTTCACCACGTACACGGCAACCCTGGGCGACCTGAACGGGAAGAGCTTCACGGCTCAGGTTGGCCGAGTGGACAACACCGGCACGAAGGTTCCCTTCACTTACCAGGGTGGCAAGGTCAAGGAATGGGAGCTTACGAACGCCGTTGACGAGCTTCTGAAGCTCTCGGTTACGTGCGACTTCGCGAAGGAAACGATCGGCGCGGGTACCGGTGCTTACGCCCTGGCGACTCCGACGTACGTAGCGAACACGAAGCTCTTCAGCTTCGGCGGGGGCACGGTCACCGTTGGCGGTTCGTCCTTCGATATCAACGACTTCTCTCTGAAGGCGTCCAACGGCCTGAAGGATGACCGGTACTTCATCCGGAACAACGGCATGAAGTCTGAGCCGCTTGAGTCCGAGCTTCGAAAGTACGAGTGGAGCGTTAAGGGCGAGTTCAGCGGCACCACGCACGTTAACCGCGTTGCTGCGGCTATCGCGAGTGGGGCTGTCGCCGATCTAACGGTTCTTTGGGATGGGCCGGACGGTTCTCAGTTCAAGGTTCAGATGCCCTTCGCCCGGTTCGACGAAGGCCCGGTGTCCGTGGGCGGCCTCGAAGTCGTGAGTCACGACCTTTCGGGTATCGCCCTTACGGACGGCACGGCTTCGCCGGTCACGATCACCTACAAGGCTATTTCGTAAGGGCTCTCTCTTTTTGCCCTGAAGCTACTATTTGGAACGAGGGTGCTGGGCTATGGCCACTGAAGGCATTTACGCAAATGTCGAGGGCCTATCCCAGTTCACCCGCGCTCTTGCGCGTGCTGGTGCTGACGGCACGAAGCAAGAGGTGAAACAGGCGAACTTCGATGTCGCCGACAAGCTGACTCAGGCCGCCAAAGAGAAGGCCGGTGGCCTGAGTCGGCAGCAAAGGGCAGCGGCTCAATCCCTTCGCGCTACGAAGACACAGAACTATGCGGCCGTTCGCCTCGGCTCCGCCCGAAAGGGCTATGCCCTCGGTGCCGAGTTCGGCGCTAAGAAGCTGACGCGTAACGGCCGTATCGCCCGAGGATTCCGCCCGTGGCGAGGAAACCAGTTCGACGGTTGGGCCGGCGGACCGGGCTACTTCCTGCACCCCGCGATTCGTGAAGAGGGCCCCGCCCTTATTCGCGAGTACATGAACCACATTGACCGCCTAATGTCGGAGGCTTTTCCAGAATGAGCAAGAACCCCGAGACGATTTCTCTTCGCGTTGACCCGGACGTTCTGACGATCGGTGACCTTGAGGACTTCGAAGAGGTCGTAGGCGCCGCTATCTATGACGTGCTTTCCCCTCGGCCGGTTATCGGCCCGGATGGAAAGAAGGTCCTCGACGAGAAGGGCCGCCCCGAGCTTGAGACGAAGATCCCGACTAAGGCCCTGAAGGCCCTTATCTGGATTACGCAGCGTGCCGAGAATCCGGGCTTCTCTCTTGAGGACGCGCGAAACGTTCGAGTCTCCGCGCTTGAGCTGGTCGGCACCGAGGACGGCCAGGGAAACGACGACGCGCAGAACGCCTAAAGGATCGGGCGGCGTTCTGCCGGTTCTACCGCATGACTCCCGGTGAGGTTCGCGGCCTTACGGCCGCCGAGTATCGCGCTTTCTGCGAGTACATGAACGAATACAACGCTAGTCGGGAGTCACACCATGGCGGATTCTAGGACGCTTCGCGTTGTCATTGTCGGCAACGCGGATTCCGCCGAAGACGCGATTCAGGGGCTCGCTGACACGTCCCAGGACGCGGGCGGCCAGGTCGACGCCATGGGCGGGAAGTTCGGGAAGTTCAAGGGCGTTCTAGCGGGCATGGGGGCCGCCGTTCTGGCGGCCCTTCCCCTCGCTGGTCTTATGGCCTTCTCGAAGGGTCTCGACGAGATCGAGAACCGGTCGAAGCTTGCGGCTCAGCTCGGTCTTACGGGCAAGGATGCGGCTCAGGCCGGCAAGCTTGCGGGCGACCTTTACGTTTCCGGCTTCGGCGAGTCGACGGCCGAGACTGGCGAGATAGTCAAGCGGGTCTCTCAAGACCTGAACATGTCGGTTAACGACGTGGACTTTAAGCCGATCGCCGATAAGGTCGGCACCATTTCGAAGGTCATGGATCAGGAGATAGGCGGCACTACTCGGGCCGTTACCAACCTTCTCCGAAATGGCCTGGCGAAGAATGCTGACGAAGCTCTCGATATTGTCGCCGCGGGCTTCACTCACGGAGTCGACAAGAGCGAAGACTTCCTTGACACCCTGAACGAATATGGAACTCAGTTCAGGAAGATGGGTCTCGACGGTGCTACGGCTACCGGCATTCTTTCCCAGGGCCTAAAGGGTGGCGCGCGTGACGCCGACTTGGTCGCCGATGCGATCAAGGAATTCTCTATTCGCGCGATTGACGGCAGCAAGACCACAGCTGACGGATTCAAGGCTATCGGTCTTAACGCGGGCGACATGGCGAAGCGTATCGGTAAGGGCGGTAAGTCTGCCTCAGACGCGCTTCAGGAAACCATGGACAAGCTTCGGGGGATGAAGGACCCGGTTAAGCAGAGTGCCGCCGCTACGGCGCTTTTCGGTACTCAGTCCGAGGATTTGGGTAAGGCCCTTTACTCGATTGACCCGAAGAACGCGGTTGCCTCCCTGGGCAAGGTTGGCGGTGCGGCCGATCAGATGGCCGACACCATGCACAACAACGCTGCGGCGAAACTGGAGACGTTTAAACGGAAGCTCGAAATGGGCTTCACGAACGCTGCGGCTTCAGCGATTACCGCGTTCGACGGCCTCGGCCAGAAGCTCGGTCCCACCTTCGACAAGATCGGCCAGGCTACGGCCCCGTTCATGCGGGGCCTGGGCGAGATCGGATCGAGGATCAAGACCAGCTTCGAGACGGGGGCCGCACGTACCGCGCTCGACCAGCTCGGGCAGAAGCTCTCTGGTATCTGGTCGGTGGTTGGGCCGGCCCTGTCTCAGTTCGTGACGTTCTTCAAGACTCAGCTAATGCCGGTCTTTCAAGAGCTTTGGACGAAGGCTCAGCCTGTTCTCGTTCAGCTCTGGCAGACCTTCATGACCTATCTCGACTTTATCAAGGTTGAGATCCAGGGATTCATAACCGTTGTGAAGTGGCTTTGGCAGACCTTCGGGGCCACGATTATCAGCTATGTGAAGGTCGCATGGGATGCCGTGTGGCAGGTCATTTCCGGTGTGCTCTCGGTTATCCAGGGAATCTACAACGTCTTCATAGGCGTCTTTACTGGTGACTGGTCGAGGGCCTGGCAGGGTATCAAGCAAATCTTCTCGGGTGTCTGGAACATCATCGTTGGGCTTTTCCGGGCCGTCTGGAACACGATAAAGACGGTTCTGAAGCTCGGTGTCGACGCCGTGAAGGGGATTTGGTCCCTGGCTTGGAAGGCCGTTAGCTCGCTCTTCAAGAGCATTTGGAGCGGGATAACCGGACACTTCTCTAGCGTCATGAGCACTCTTCGCGGCTATGCGTCCTCGGGCGTTAACGCCGTGAAGAACTTCTTCGTGAACGGCTTCACGTCCCTGTATACGGCGGCGAAGGGCAAGCTCTCTAGTCTCGTCTCGGCCGTGAAGGAGATTCCCGGTAAGGCGAAGGCCGCCCTGTCTGGTCTTCCTGGCCAGATGCTCAGCATCGGCAAGAACATCATTCAGGGAATCGTCAACGGCATCCGGGGTTCCCTCGGCTCCGTGATGAGCGCGGCTCAGGCCATCGTCGACAAGATCCCTGGCCCGATTAAGAAGGCCCTGGGAATCCACTCGCCTTCCCGCGTCATGAAGGAAATCGGTAAGTGGGTCACCGAAGGTCTCGTTAAGGGCATGCTCGGCGGAACCAAGAAGGTTGCGGCTACCTCGAAGAAGCTTCATGAGCTGGTCACGAAGGCTTACAAGGGTAAGGCTATTTCGAAGAAGAAGGCGAACAGCCTTCACGACTACATCTCGAAGCAGAACAAGAAGCTGACGAAGCTTTCAAAGCAGCGTGAAGATGTTGCTAAGAAGATCACGGCCGCGAACGCGAAGCTGACTGATCTCAAGAAGGCTAAGGCCGATATGGCTTCTTCGGTGTCCTCGAAGGCGAAGGACTACGGCTCTTTCATGGGGGCTCTCGACACTTCGCAGTACGGGGACAACTCGGCTAGCGCGATCATCGGTCGCCTGAAGGCGAAGCTGAAGGGCATCGTCGACTTCCGAAAGAACCTTGCCACCCTGGCGAAGCGTGGCCTCGGTAAGGGCATCATTTCGGAACTTGCCCAGGCCGGCCCCGAAGAGGGCGGCCAGATGGCCGCGGCCCTTCTTAACGCGGGTGGCGGACAGATCAAGGAACTGAACTCGACCTACTCGGCGATCGGTTCGCAGTCTGACGCTCTCGGCAAGCAAGTGTCGAGCAACTACTACGATGCGGGCATTCACGCGACCGAGGGCCTTATTCGCGGCCTGAAGGCCCGAGAGAAGCACCTGACTAGGTCTATCGAGAACATGTCGAAGGCCATGGTTAAGGCCCTGAAGAAGGCCCTGGGGATCAAGTCTCCTAGCCGTGTCTTCATGGGCCTGGGCGGCTTCACCGCTCAGGGCTTCGAGCATGGCATTCGGAAGGGCCAGGGCGACATTCAGAAGGCTGTCGACGAGATGGCGGGCACTCGCCCGACCGGTCGGCTTGCTAACAGGTCTATAGCCCGTGCAATGGCCCTTCAGGGGGCCTCGGCCGGCCAGGCCGCCCCGGTGGTTCACGTCACCGTTCAGGGCAACGTCACGGCCGAGAAGGCTCTAGCCAAGAGCATTGCCACCACCATTCGAGACGAGATCGTTCGCAACGGAAAGCGCAACGGGGGAAGGACGGGACTCTAAGCATGGCTTCAATCCCGAAGGTCACCGTCGAAGTAGCCTTTGACGGTGGCCCCTTCTCCTCCTCGTATTCGTGGACCGACATTAGCGATTACGTCGAGGGGTTTCAGGTCCGGCGCGGCCGGAACAATGAGCTGGACCGGATCGAGGCGGGAACACTTTCCCTGAAGCTCGATAACAGCGATGGGCGTTTCACCCCCGGCAAACAGAAGTTGGGGGGGAACATCCTCTCTGGCTTTGATGGTGTCTATACGTGGGATCTCAGTAACCGCGCGAACAACACGATCATTTCGACTATCAATATCGGCCAGGTGGACAACGACCAGAAGACGCGGGTTATGTCCCGAACGGTCTGGACGAACGGCCGCCCGGTCTCCTGCTATTTCGCTGTGAAGTGGCTCGACGCGAGCGGGAACACGATTCGATGGGTGCAGGGAACGCGCTTCGTGGCCGACTGGACGAAGGCCGTTTACACGCACGAAGAGGCTCCCCCCGCCGGAACGGCTACGGCCGTTCTGTACATCTACGCGGACACCTACCCCGAGGGAAACACGGGCGTCTTTGAGGCGTACGGGGAAAAGGCCGAGTGGTACAAGACTCAGCCGTATTACCCGAACGTTCTCCCTCGGCGACGCGTCCGCGCTCGTACCTCGAACCTCACCCCGAAGGACGTTTCAACGGGCGGGGATATCACGCGCAGTACGAACAACTTCAGCGTGTTCGGTACGGGCACGTCAATGATTTGGGACAACGGAACCGCGAAGTCGGGTTCGGGTTCCATCCGTCCGACCTTCGGCAACAACGGCACTAGCGATTTCGCTAGCTACCTGAGATGCGGTTTCGTGTCGAGCGGGAAGATTCTCGGCCTGGCCCGAGTCGTTCCCGGTACTGGATACAGTGCGGCTGCACAGATTCAACGCCACTGGAATTCCGTTCCCGTGAACGTGGCCGGCCGTGTCCGCTGGTTCGACGTGAACGGAAACAGCCTGGGCACGTCGGCCCTGGGAACGCAGGTAACGCCCGGTATCGGGTCTTGGACCCAGGTGTCTGCCGTTGGTCAATGGTCGCCCTCGGGGGCGGCCTGGGCGGCCTTTGAGATCGGCTCTATAGGGGGCGACAACAGCGCCGTTATCTTCGTCGAGGAAGTTCAGTTCGAGCTAGGTACTTCACTCTCTCCGTGGACTCCGGGCGGTTCGATCTTTCACGGGTACATCGAGAAATGGCCCGTTGCTGTCGACGGCCTTACTGCCTCGGTCGACGTTTCGGCCGTGGACGGTTTCTCAGTCCTCAGCAACACCGATCTTCGGGCCGCTATGCAAGCCGAGATACTTCGGGCCGAACCCCTCGGGTATTGGACCCTCGGCGATGCGGTCGGCTCGACCAGGCTTGAGAATCTGGCGAACGACCAGCAACCGGCGAAGCTTCTTTCTTCGAAGTACGGTCCGGGCACTCCCCTTCTCGGTGCTGACTCCATTGTGGCCAGGGATGCGACCACCTGTTACAGCCTGGCGAACGTGTCGAGCAATCAGGGAACGGTCGTTGATATCTGCGAAGCCGGTACGAGAACGTTCCCCCTGGGAACGGATTTCACGGTTGGCTTCTGGACCAACCCGACTCGGCCGAGTTCCGGTAACTGGGTAACCCTCTTTCAGGGGTGGGCGGACACCGGTAACGAATTGCTGAAGATCCGAATGGACAGTAACGGCTATCTCGGAGTCACGACGACTTACACGGACGGCACGGTTACTAGCTTCGTGTCTGGCTCCGCCCTAAGCTCGGGCGTTTCGCACTTCATCATGGTTCACATTGAGCAGGGCGTTACGCGGCTGTACTACGACGGGGATTTCCGGGATTCGGACACCGGTCCGACTCCGACGAACAAGGATATCCGTGACCTTCGGTGGGCGTCCTTTGGCGGTAGGCAAGCCGGTACGATCGCCAACGAATACGCGAACGGCCGGCACGGCCACCTGTTCATCATGGATCGTCGTATGTCCTGGCAGGAACAGCGGGATATCTGGAGTCTCGGCCAGGGTGCAGCCTTGACCGAGAACGAGAACGCTCGCATCGGGCGTATCGCGGACATGGCGAAGTATGAGGGCGAGACGGCCCTAGACGCGGGTCTCAGCACGCTTCTAGAGCCTGACTGGAGTACGGGCGCGAGTGCGCTTGACGAGCTTCAGGGGGCCGCTCAGGACGCTTCCGGGTACCTCTTCATGGATGGTGACGGAACGCTTACGTATCACAACCGGGCGCGGCGTCAAGCGGCGGCGGTTCGGTTCACGTTGGGCGATAGCGTGGGGCTTCCTTGGGAGCCTGGCCTTCAGTTCGAAATGGACGATGACCGCATTATCAATGAGGTCACGTACAAGCGGACAAACGGCGTTGAAGGTGTCCTGAAGGATCAGGCTTCGATTGCTGCGTACGGCCGTAAGTCGACGAGCATTGAGCTAGGGGTGACTTCGGATCAAGCGATTCAGGATGCGGCTTACACGCGGCTGAATACGTACGCTCAGCCTATGGTTCGGTGCGATTCGGTGACGCTGAAGGCTTCGGCTACTCCGGGCCTGTTCTTCGTCGCCCTGGGCGTCGAGATCGGCGACCGGATCACGCTTACCGATCTGCCTACGGCGGCCCCGGATTCGGAACTTGACTTCTATGTCGAGGCGATCGACACCGACGTTTCCGTGAGCGGGTCAACCCTCGAATGGGTGACGACTCTTTCCCTGTCACCGGCCGATGGTTCCGACGTGTGGATTCTCGAAGATTCCGCGCTAGGCAGGCTCGACCGTACGGCGGTCCTGGCCTACTGATAAGCACGTTTACACGCCCTGGGGGCGGCCTTCCTGGCCGCCCCTTTGGTGTGTCTTCCCCCTTTGGAGTCTGGCCGCTATGGCTACCATTCCCGCTACTCAAAGCTTCCTCGCGGGTGAGAAGGTCACGGCATCGAAACTGATTGCTGCGGCTAAAACCCCGATCGACTTCCTGATGAACCCGCCGCGTGTAAACGCGTATGCGAGTGCTGTCACTCCCTTGACTACCTCCGTAAGCACGTTGATTCCGTTCGATACGGAACCGTGGGACACGGATTCGATGCACTCGACGACGACTAACCCGAGTCGCATCACAATCAACACTTCTGGTCAGTACCTGGTGACCTTCTACGGTCGCTTCCTCAGCAACTCGGCCGGCTACCGACAGTTGAACCTTCGGCTCAACTCGGGCGGAAACTCGGGTGCAGGAAACACCGTGAGTACCGTGAACTATGCCGCCGTTAACGGGTCTTCTACTTTCGTAACACGAACTTTCGAACTCGCTTGCGTTGCTGGCGACCACTACGAACTTTTCGCCTGGCAAAACTGCGGCTCGACGCTGAACCTCGAATCGGGTCAGCGCGTGACCGGAATGGAATTCCGTTGGCTCGGTATCTCCTGATCATCTGAAAGATAGTCCCTTGACTCTCCTCGGTATCGCCGGATGGGTCTTCGGTGCTCTCGCTTCCCTCGGCGCCCTCGGGGCCGCCTACGTCCGTGTGCGATCGGATGCGGATAACGCTACGGCCGAGATTTGGAAGGGCGAGGCAGAAGCACAGAAGGCCCGAGCTGATCGGCTCGAAGCACAACTTGACGAACTAAGCGGCCGTGTCGCACGGCTCGAAGCCGAGAACCGGCACCTTTCCGAGCTTGTCACTGGGCAAGCCGCTATTGCCGATCTGAAGGCCCTTGTCCTGGCCCAACACCAGGAACTCACTTCCCTTATTCGAACCGCCCCGGAAGGAAACTGACAATGGATTTCGTACAGGCTAAGTGGTACGGCCCTGGCCGGACCGTTCCCATTCGCGTGATCGTCATTCACGACATGGAGGCCCCCGAGGGGCCGCTTACTGCCGAGAACATCGCGCATTGGTTCGCCACTATGTCCGCTAGCTCGAAGGCTTCGGCGCATGTGTGCGTGGACAACAACAGCGCCGTTCGCTGCGTCGCCGATGGTGACCGGGCCTGGCATGCACCGGGTGCGAACTCTGACGGCCTGGGCATCGAGCTTGCCGGGTACGCGCGCCAGTCTCGGGCCGAGTGGCTTGACCAGTATTCGAAGGGCGTGCTCGACCAGGCCGCGCGTGTGGTGGCCGGCTGGTGCCAGAAGCACAACATCCCGGCCCGGAAGCTCACCGCTTCCGAGCTGAAGGCCGGTAAGCGCGGGATCGTCGGTCACCGTGACGTGTCGGCGGCCTACGGCCAGACTGACCACACCGACCCCGGCCCCAACTTCCCTTGGGACTACTTCCTTTCGCGGGTGAACGCGTACCTGAACCCGAAGCCTTCGGCCCCTGCCCCTGCCCCGGCCCCGAAGCCCTCGGCTCCGAAGCCGAAGCCCCCGAAGTACGTCCCCCCGAAGTTCCCGACCGGCCTGAAGCCGGATAGCTCGAAGCCCTCGGCGAAGACGCTTCAGCGTGCCCTGAAGGCCGCTGGATTCATGAACAAGAGCGTTCCCGAGTCGGCCAACTACGGCCCGAAGACTCAGGAAGGCGTCGGGATCTTCCACCGGAAGTTCCCGCAGTACGCGGCCCAGGGCTCAACCTGGGATGTAGCTATCGGCCCCAAGGGTTGGGCCGCTCTCTTCAACCGCGCCTATGGCAAGTAAGGAACCTCAGTGAACTTCGTCAAGACTCATCCGGCGCGCGTGTACGCGCTTGTCGTGGCCGTCCTCGGCCTAGTGGCCTCCCTGGGCGTCCACGTACCCGAAGGCCAGGTTCTCGGCGTCCTGGCGGCCGTCCTCGGCCTTCTCGGCGGTGAAGCCGTTCAGCGCGTCGAGGACGCGAAGACGCGTGACGCTCTCCTGTCTCCGTCGCCCGGTCATGTCGGCCTGGCCGACGAAGGCTAGGCAGCAACGAACCCCCCGCACCCTTCAGGGTGGCGGGGGGCTTTCGTCGTTCTACGGGGCGTTTACACGGGCCCGCGGTGCCTCCCTTCGGGCTTCTCCTTCGGTCGCGCCTCCGCGTGGACCTACCATCGAGAGAGAACCGCGCTACTGCGATCCTTCGAGGTGACCGTGAGCAACTGGGCCGAACTGACGAACGGCAAGCGGATCAAGAGCCTTCGAGGCTCCGATATGACACAGCAGGGCCTAGCCGATGCTTCCGGGCTCTCCCTCGCCCTGGTGCAGAAGGCCGAACAGGACCGAGGGGAACTGTCTGTCGGTTCGCTCCTCAAACTTGCTAACGCCCTGAACACCGATGTCTCCGTGATCCTTGGGCAACAGGCCCCGCGTCGAGGGATGAACCGGGGCGACAGGGCCGCCCTTCTCCAGTTGTCCGATGCCGTTCATGAGAGCGCACTGGGGGAGTGGGAAGGCATCGAGGACCCGAGCAGCATTGAGGCCCTGGCCGAAGCCCGCGATCGGGCTTGGTCCGCCTACTGGGCCAGCGATACGGCGAACGTGGCTACCTACGCCGCGAAGGTCCTTATGGAGGGGCAAGTCAGGTACGACAGTGCCACGGGTGCCGACCGCGACCGGTTGGGCTCCATCCTGGCAAGCACGTACCGGGTGGCCGCTTCGTGCTCCACGGGCTTCGGCCAGCGAGACCTAGCCTTGAGTGCTCTCACGTCGGCGAAGCATCTTGCGCGAGAGGCCGGCGACCCGGTGTTGAGTGCGCTTCTGGAGTCGACACTGTCTTGGGTCTACTTGCGTGGGGCGAAGCTTCCCCGAGCGGTGGCCGTCGCGGAACGCGCGGCTTTGGCAATCGAACCGTCATTCAGCAACGGCTCTCGGCCCGAGCTGGTCGCGTATGGGCGGAACATGATCTCTGCGGCTGTCGCCGCATCTCGGCGCGAAGACCAGGAAGCGGCGGACAACTACCTGTCACAGGCGCATGCAGCCGCCGCGCGGCTCGGGCGTGACGAGAAGCTTTACGGGACCAGCTTTGGGCCAACTGCCGCGAAGACAGAGGCGGTTGGAATCCATGTCGCCCTCAAAAACTGGGGTACCGCCCTTCAGCTCGCTGGTCAGCCGGACATGCAAAAGCTTCCCAGGACCATGACGAAGATTGCCCGGAACCGCTATCGGCTCGACGTTGCTCTAGCGCAGGCCGCTACCGGCCTGTACGACAAGGCGGGTGACACCCTCGTAGAGGTTGGGTTGGACGCGCCCGAGTGGGTGAAGCACCAGGCCCTACCTGGCGTGATCGGGAAGCGTCTCGCGAAGGTCTCGACGGCGAAGGTGCGTCACATCGGCGAGCTGATCGGCGTTCCCTTGATCTCATGAGTCGTACGGAGCGTAGGAGTTGAGGCCCTGTCGGTTGGCTCGGTCCTACGAGTCATCACTTCACTATGCGTGATCGAAGCGCCACGATTGATGCATGGTCAGCGAGAGAGAGCATGGGCGGGAGACAGCTCCCCAACGGCGTACCGTCGGTGACATTCAGCGGCGGAGGAGCCTTGCCGACGCTGCGGCCGGCGTCCAACTGGACGCGGCCGACGCGAACAGTGCGGCCCCGAAGGTCGGCAAGTTCCGCGTAGTCATCTACCTGTGCGGCGCCCCGAACGCGGACATCAGCGGCCCCGCCCAGGCGTGCCGGGAGTACGCCGACGCGTTCAGATGGGAAGTCGTCGCGGAGATCGAAGACCGTCACGGCCTCGGGGTGCCCGAGGGCCGTGAGGGCTTGAAGCGGGCAGTAGAGCTGATCGAGCGGAGGGAAGCCGGGGCGGTGCTCACGCCCTGGCGCTCGATGATCTCGCCGGTACCGGAGGAGTACGCGGAGGTTGCCCGCAAGATCGAGAAGTGGGGCGCTTTCCTTCAGGTGATGGACTCTGACCGCGTGCGAGCCCGCGCAGACCGGTGACCACTCGCACCGCGCAAAGGGCGGGCCGCCGTGCCTTCGATCCTGGCCGCCCTTCGCTAATCGAGTGGCTTATCAGCGTCTCGGACATCTGCGGCTTGTGCGCCGGTCACCGGGAAGTCTGTTGCCCCATCTGCCTTGGCTTTGACGGGTGTTGGGCGTGCAACTTCCGCACATGGGTCCAGTGCCCGGACTGCGCGGGCGGACGGCTGGACATTTTCCGATGATCACGGAGCCGAATACATGAGAACCCGGCCCCTGGTTTCTGGCTGGTGCGTGCTCTGCCGCAACGCGGGAATGGTCGTGTGGATTGGCCCGGTCGAGCACAACGGCCAGAGCGCTCCCGCCTACGCCTGTGAGCCGTGCTGCGAGTACGTACGGCAGTACATCAGCTTCTACAACGAGCAGTGGGACGCACGTCCCGCCAGTTGACTCCCTGCCCTGCCGGGCAACGCGATACGAAGGCTCCCCCGTACTTCGTGCGGTCCTGGCAGGGCAGGGCCCGACCTCCCCCCACCGGGAACCGCGATCCGCAAAGTCCGCCCCGGTGGGGGGAGTTGCAACCCCGTAGGTTCAACAACCGACGCACGCACGTAACCCCCAAGGAGAGTGCAGCGTGACCATTCCGACTACGCCCCTTCCCCCCGTCGAGAAGGTGGCGACACGGGCGAAGGCAATCCTGTCCCTGATCGAGGGCGATCGGGAGTTCGGCGCCTTCCGGGCCGCGTCCCTGAAGTACGACGCAGACTGGACGTGCTACACGGGTACGCCGATCATCAGCCGGTACAACCAGGTCGAGGACGCGCCCCATCTGTTCGTCGAGGGCCTTCGCGCCCTGTCGATGAAGGCGGCCGTCTTCGAGCTGACGGGCGACGAGAAGGCGGCGGAAATCCCCATCGCGATTCCGGTGGACGAGATGACGCACGCGATGATCGCTCAACCCCAGCTTCTCGCGCGCATCACCGAGCGGGTCGAAGTCCAGATCATCCACCAGACCGACCAGGAGCACACGGACTGGCGAGAGGGCGACTACACCCACCGGGCCTACACGCTCGCCTGGGGCGACCCGCCCCCGCGCTACTGGGTCGACCAGGACGAGGCCACCCGCCGACTCTCGATCCTGCGCGAGCGGTACGAGGCGGCGGGATTCCACGACTACGGACAGCGCCACACGATCGAGTTCGGCGAACTGGTCGCGGTGTAGCGGCTAGCTGAGGGCGCGGCGCAGCGTCGCGATTGGGTCGAGGTCGGGGAAGGCTTGCCGAATCTCCGCCGTGGCCTGGTCAATGAGGTCTTCGAGCAAGACCGGCGCTGCGCCGTACAGCAATTCGCGAAGGTACGGGACCACCGCGGCTTCGTCCTCGGGCAACTCGACGGCGGCCTTCAGGGGCGCGTCTTCGCTCTTGTAGCGGCCGGCGGGGAGCCCGACCTTCTCGGGGTGGACACAGACCGGCGTTCCGTCGCTCAGGTACCGGTGTCCGTCTTTCGGGTTGAACGGGCATTCCTTCGAAGGCCGTTCGAAAACATCGAATTCCCCGATGGCGTACCGACGCGAAGGACACACGCCGCATGCAAGGTGGTGCACATCGCCACTGACGAAAGCTTCTGCCATGACGCAAAGCCTAGCCTCAATTGGCAGGGCGTAGACGCCCGTTCCGGCCGTCCCCCACCCGTGGACAGGTCGAGCGGCTGGAACGGGTGCAGTGCCCTCTTTCGCGGCGCGCGGCGACCGCTTGAGAGGACGAGGGGCCCGACGCTTGGGCCCTAACGACGAAGGGGCGGCCCCCTCGGGCCGCCCCTTCGTTCTTCGCTACGCCTGGCAACGCTGGTATTCATCCGAGAAGGCGCAGGACAGTCGGACGAAGCTCATTCCCGCTATCTTCGCGGCTTCGTGAATGTCCGTGGTCCCGTAGTTCTCTCGAAGCCACCATTCCCTAGCCGTGTCGCGGTGCTTCATCTCTTCGTATTCGGCCTTCCTGCGGGCCGCTTCGGCGGCTTCCTTCTTCGCCCTATCGGCGGTCCTGGCCGCCGTGGTCACGGCCTTCTGAGTCCATCCGGCGGCCTTCGCCGCGCAACTCGAACCGTAGTAGTGATCTGCGAAGTCGTTCCCGTCCGCGTCAAGCTCGATCATCTGGACCGTGCCCCGTAGCTCGGGCTTCCCGCAGAGTTCACAGGTCGTGATCTGGTCAGTCGTTCCGCCGACTCGAAAGACCTTCATCGGTCGTTTCCCCTCTTGAGTTATCAAGCCCGGCCCCTTCTGGGGCCGTTCCCTCGCTGACAGGTGAAACTCTACGGCGTTTAAACGGGCTATGTCAAATGATAGTTTCGAGGAACGACAAAGGCCCCCGCCGAAGCGGGGGCCTTCTCTGCTGTCAGTGCTTGCAACCGTACTTCGCGCATCCGTGAGCGTTGACGCTGTAACCGCAGCGTCCGTGACGCTGCGCCCACCGGATCAGGTCCGCGTCTTCGCGCATGTCCCGGATATCGGCCAGGATGGCCGCACCGGTCACAACGTCCGCCGATTCGCCCTTAGCGGCTTCGCGCCGGAAGGCCGCGCGGTAGGTGTTCACGTCGTCCTCGTAGGCGGCCAGGTCGAACAGGCTCCCACGGTCGCGCTCCGAGTAGGAGAGGCACAGGAAGACAGTCTTCGCGGCGGTCGCGTTCACGTTGGTCGCAATGAACATTGCGTTTCCCCTTTTGAGTTTTCATCCGGGCCGGCCTGGCCCGTCTCTCGCTGACAAGAAGAACTCTAGGGCGTTTAAACGATCGTGTCAAATGATAGTTTCAGGGCAACGAGAAGGGGGCCGGTTTCCCGGCCCCCTCGGTCTTGCTACGCGTTCACAACGGCTCGACACCGGTCGCACACGCAGTCTCGGTCATGCACGCTGGTGCACTGTTCCGAGAAGGGCGACTGTCCCGAGTCGAGGATGGTTCCACAGTTCCGGCAGAAGGTGACGCTCTCTTCCACGAAGAAGAGCCACCGGTGAACACCCTTACGAAGCGTAACGCTCATCTGTCTTCCCTTCATCCGGCCCCCGGTTGGGGGCCGATCTCTCGCTGACAAGGAAGACGATAGCACCGTTTAAACGAGATTCCAAATGACAGCTTCAGGGAAAGCAAAGAGGGCCGGTTGCCCGGCCCTCGGCTACTCGCTCAGTCCCTTAGCTTGCTCCCACTCGGCCACCTGCCACGCGTCCACGCGCACGACTTCCACGGGCCACCCGGCCCCCTCGTACGCGGCCCGTACGGTTCGGCCGGCCACGGCCCCAACGTCCCACAGGGACGGTACGCGCACGGTCATGGTCCACTCGGTCACGTCGTCCCACATCTGGGCCGTGGCCCCGTAGTCGACCAGCTCACCGGTAACGGTGTCGAGCACGTCGGACGACTCGGCCAGGTTCCGCCCGTGGTGCCTCGCTCGCACTACGGCCTGATAGTCGCGCATGGTTTAAACCTTCTCTCTCGCTGACACAGTGAAGGGGGCCGGTCGCCCGGCCCCCGTTGGGGAGGTTACAGAATCCCGAACCTTCTCGCTACGGCCTCATTGTTTCTCTGGCCCCTGCCCCCGGTGTTCCGGGAGATCCACTCGGCGGGCTTCTTCGTTCCGTCCGGATTGAGGGCGGTCGGATAGCAAAGCCATCCGTGATTCCGGCGCTCGACCTTGAATCCTGCGCCCTTGATTGCCTCGGCGAGACCTTCCGGAGTCCTGCGAACCTTTGCCACTGTGACGCCCTTCCTTGCCGTTCTCTCGCTGACAAGAGGAGACGTTACTAGTATTTGGAATCCCTGTCTAGTGGCTCCGGTGGGTTGGGTTGTTGTTGCTGTTGCCTTTCGTCTTTCCCCATGCCTCGGGTGCCTTGAGCGGGTGGAGTGGATTGGACCCCCCCTTGAAGCAAGCAATAGGCCCCCCACGTATGGAGGTTACTCACTTCAAGAGGGGAGCCTGTCAGTCGTACTCGGTACGCCTGTCACGGTATGTCGCTTACAGGACCGGTTAAGGGAATTAGCCTCACCGCAGGGCCGGGAAGTGTGATCAGAGCTAGGGGCCGCACGCCCGTTCCCTCTGCGGGAACACCGGTCCGGGCCTGCCTTCACCCGGTCTGTCTGTCACTCGGTATGCCGTTCCCCGAAGGGCTTCTCTACCGTCCGGTGGCTGAATCCGGAGTCAGCTTTTGTTGAGGGAGAGCCGTTCTCTTACTCCCGACTGATCTGGACTCCCCAGGGCGTCAACCTGGGGCCTCAGAAGCGGCTTCCTGGGGCCGCTCAACCCTTGGCATGTCGTTTCCCCCCGGTGCCATCCGTGGGGCCGTCCTACGCGGCCACGGCCAAGATCGACCGTGCCCGAGGGACGTTACTAACATTTGAACTATACGCGCAAGCTATACGCGTGTGATCAACGCCACGCGTTTACACACGTTCCACATGACAGCATCCGTGCGCGAGCGTCCGCGCCCTGGGCGAGAAGGCCGGCCGAGGGTCGAGGGGCCGCTACGCGGGCCGTATAGGGCCGTTCAGGGTGCGCGCGGACACGGAGAAGGCCCCCGCCGAAGCGGGGGCCGTAGGGGGCTCTCAGGGGCTCAGTAGCCGCGCCGGTCCGTGTACGTCTCGATGCGGTGCTCACTGACCTTGACGTGGTGGAAGTCGGACGACGTGTCCACGCGGTACATGCCGTTCTCGGGCATCACGCGGGTGATCCTTCCCGCCAGGCCGAAGCCGGGGCGGTTCACGTAGACATTGGTTCCGGGCTTCAGGAGTAGTACGCGGTACATGGGTCTTCCCCTTCTCTCGGCCCCGAGGGGCCGTCTCGCTGACAAGGAAGACGTTACTATCATTTGGAATCCGGCGCAACGTTTAAACATGACGAAGGCCCCCGCCGAAGCGGGGGCCGTGGTCGAGCTGGTCGAGCTACGCGGCGTTGGCCTTCTCGTACGCCTCACGGATGCTCGCAGGTACGCGGCCCCGGTCGTTCACGTCATGGCCGTTGGCCTTCGCCCAAGACCGGATAGCGGCCGTGTCCTCGGCGGGCTTGCCGGAACCCATGCGGCGAACCGTCGCGCGGCCCCCGCCAACCCTCCGCCCCTTACCGATGTACGGGGCCAGGGCTTCCCGAAGCTTCGCGTTGTTCTCGTCGTTCAGGTCGATCTCGTACGTCTTCCCGTCGAGGCCGAAGAGAACCGTCTGACTCGCCTCGGAGCCGTCAAGGTCGTCTTCGAGAGTCGTGATTACCTTCTGAGCCATGGTGTGTTCCTTCTCCGGGAAAAGTTCGATTACGTTCGTGGACTTCTTACCAGCGTGGCAACTACAGCCACAAGCTAGGCCGCTTACCGTGCGGACGGGGCACGTTTCATGGTGCCCCGTCATGCACCACCCGAGACGCGTCACGGGGTGACCAGCGTTCCGCCGTGCGCCCTGGCGTACGCCTTCAGGACGTTGTCAGGAATCCGCCCGGTGTCCTTCACCGTGAAGCCGTTCTGACGCGCCCAGGACCGAATCACGGCGCTCGAATCCGTGGCCACGGTCACGGCCGGAACCTTCGCCATCGAGGCCGCGAAGATGGGGGCCTGAACCGCCGGGGCCTCCCAGGCCGGCCACGGCTCATCCGACAGGGGCTCTTCGAGGTCCTGGCCGCCCTCGGCGACCAGCTCGACCAGCTCGGCACCGACAGGCTCACGGCGCTTCAGAAGGTGCGTGAACAGGTGGACGGCCAGGGGCACGGCCAGGGAGGGCACTCCGCGGATTACCGGCCCCGGAACGGTGTCCGGAAGGCTGTTCGACCAAAGCGAGTACGCGAAGAACAGGGCGGCCAGAATCCACGGGTAGGCCGTGGCCTTCCACCCGAAGTCACGGAGCCGGTAGGCGACCCATACGGCCACCGTGACGAACCCTTCCACGATCAGCGGGTATATGGGGCTTAGGTCGCGGTCCCCGTCGCTCCCCAGGTAGACGTTCTGAAGAGCCTCATACGAGAGCGTGAAGGCCCCCGCCGCAATACCGGCGACCACGCTAGCGGCGGCCTTATCAGTCTTCTGCACTGGATTCCCTTCCGGCCCTTCGGGCCGTTTCTCGCTGACATTGGGAACCTAGCACTTATCCGGATCGGATTTCAAGTCTTAGCTTCCAAAAGCGAGAAGGGGCACCCCTTCCGGGGTGCCCCTTGTGCCGCTCAGAAGTACAGAAGCTCTACCTTCACGGCCGTGATCTCGCATTCCGGCATCTGCCGTTCAGCGAAGATTTCGCGGCCCCTCTCTTCGGACCGGTCGCGGTTCTCGGCTTCTATCGCGTAGTTCAGCGTCAAGGCCCGACCCTGGTAGGTGTAGGAGAAGGTCAGGTAGTAGGTGTGAAGCGTCTTCGCTCGCATGGGTGGCCCCTTTGGTCGGTGCTGAGTTCCGGGCGGGAAGGGGCCCCTTTCGGGGCCCCAGGTCGACTACTTCTCGACCTTCACCCACTTGAAGCGGTGAGCGTGGTTCGGGTTCTCGTCACATCCCTTGTGCCAGACACAAACGAGCTTCCAGTTCGGGTCAAGGAAGTGCATTTTCGTTCCCCTTCACGTTGTGCACCGGGTCTCTCCCGGTGTCTCTCGCTGACAAGAGGAACGTTACTAGTATTTGGAACGCTGCGCAAGCGTGTAAACGGGCCGGGAACGAAGAAACCCCCCGCCGAAGCGGGGGGCCTTCGAGGCACCTTAGATCAGGTGCCACTTCGCAACACCGGTCCATCCGGCACCGGGAACGAACCACCGGCCGTAGACGAAGTGGTCGGTACGGCCGGACGGCATCTTTACCGTGCGACGCTCTTCAACCGCGATGGTCCAGAACATCCCGTTGGCGCGAACCTTGACGTAGTTCATTTGGCTTCCCCTTCGCTCCGCACCGGGCGTTTCCCGGTGTCTCGCTGACAAGAGAAAGCTAGCACGTTTAAACGCAGATTCCAAATGACAGCTTCGAGGGAAAGAGAAGGCCCCCTTCCGGGGGCCGTTCCCTGTCAGCCTTCGTACTCGGCCACTCGGCGCGACCAGTACGCGCGAGCCGCTTCGGTGTTGCCCGACTTCGCAAGTTCGATGAAGTTCTTCGGGGCCTTACCGGGCTTCTTAGCGGGGGCCTGGGGCTTCTCCTCGGCCTGGGGCTTCTCGGCCGTCTCAGGGGCCTTCACGGCCTTCTTCCGGGGCCGCTTCGGCTTCGCCTCGGCCTCGGCCGGCTGACCGTTCACGGGACCCGCGAAGATGACCGTTCCCGAACGGGAGTGAAGAACCTCTTCGGCAGTCTCCGCGTGAATCAGCTTGACGATTCCTCGGGGGTGAAGCTCGACCTTGACCGGCACCAGTTCCTTCTTCGCGGTCTTCCGACCGGCGGCCTTACCGCCGAAGAGGAACACGCCCTTCGAGTCAGTGACGTTGGCGGTCTCGGAAATCTTCATGGTCTGCATTGCGCGTCCCCTTCGGGCTGTTGTGCTCTCTCGCTGACAGGGAAGAAGCTACCGCGTTTAAACGGGGCGTGTCAAATAACAGGTTCAGGGAACGCGAAAGGGCCCCCCGAAGGGGGCCCTGGGGGCCTCTAGCCGCGCTCCATTTCCGTTCCCTTGGGGCAGAAGGGCATGCCCACTTCGAGCCACTTTTCAGTAGTGCGGAGGATCATCCCGCCGCACTCGCATTCCTTGCTGCACATGACCTTCACCATGCGGGTTCCCTGCTTCTTCGGGCCAGAGGAAACCGGGGGCTCTTCCGGGTCTTCCTCGGGGTCTTCCGGGGAAGGCTCCGTCTTCGGCTGAATCGGCTTGCCCATGGGGTAAAGCGTGGCGTGAGCGTACGGGCCGAGACCCTTAGCCAGCTCCCGAAGCTTCTCCGTCAGTTCGGGGGTGGCAACCGTGGCGGTCATCTTGCCCGTAAGGCCGAGAGCCTTAGCGGCCTTCGCGAAGGCCCCCTTGTGGCCACTCGCGCAGTCATCCGCAGCGTGCACCAGCTCATGAATCAGAACGTCGAGGACGCGTGCCGCATCGTTCATTTCGGGGCTGATGAAGATGTGGTTCACGCCATCCTCGGAAACTCGGCTAGCCCAGCACTGGCCGAGGATCGTAGCGCTTTCGCGCTTCGCGCCGTAGCCGAAGCCGACGCTGACGTGAATCTTCTCGGGAAGGGGGAAGTCGATCTTCTCGAACTCGGGGCGCAGGGCGTCAATCGCCAGGTGAAGCCACTCTTCGCGGGTGATCTCGCGGGCCATGATGTCTCCCTATCTCTTCCGGCCGGTCTTTCCGGTCGGTCTCGCTGACAGGAAGAACGTTACTCATATTTGGAACCTGTGTCAACGTTTAAACGGGCTGCGTTAGATGCTAGTATCAGGGCATACGAAAACGGCCCCCGCCGAAGCGGGGGCCGTCGCACCGACCTACTCAAGTGTCAGCGAGAGATAGGGGAAGGTGCAGGTTCGAGAGTAGCGGAATCACCCTGGCGGAAGCTATCCGGACCGGGCTTCGAGGGCGCGGGCGTGGTTGTCGAGGGCGCGGGCGTCCGGCCGTAGGTGCCAGGTACCGCACCGGACTACGCGGACACCGTGAAGGCCGTACAGGGCCTGAACGTCTCGGGCATAGGTGACGTGCCGCGCCTCGGGGTCGAGGCCGGCCGAACGGCACCACTGGCGGAACTGGGCCAGGCTTCCGGCCAGGACTACAACGCGTTCAGGTTTGGTCACCCGCGGACCCTTCGACCTTCCACGGGAGAGCGCTGGTCGGCGTGCCCTTCTCGACGCGATAGACCAGCTCCCAACCGTCCGCCGCGCGCCGGTAGATCTCCCCGCCTCGGGGCCGCCCCACATACCGCCCGGTGTCGGGGTCCTGGAAGCCTTCGCTGTAGGCAACGGCGCTCTTCGCGCGCCCGATACTCCCGTGATACTTCAACTCGGGCGTACGGGCCGGAACGATGCTCGCGAACGGCTCACCTTTGAGCTTGTCGCGGTACACGGCGCAACGCCGCTCCATCGGGGTTTCGGTCACTGCTCGGCCCCCTCGGCGATGTACTGCGCCGATACGTCCTCGGTCCCACGGACGCGGGTCACGGTCGTCTTCGCGTACTTCGCCGCGCTGTACTGGCCCTTCATGCCAGACAGGCAACGCTTCACCTGCCGGTCAAGGCTCTCTTCCGTCTCGGCCTCGATCACCCGAGGAAACTTCGGGTAGTAGGCGTGCGGGTTGTCGACGATGACCCGTATCACGGCTGCACCCCCACGGGGCGGACGGCATCCCTGGTGACCGCGAGAGCCTGGCTCTCGGTAAAGCCCGCGTCCTTCAGGGCCTCGAAGAGGGCGTACAGGGCCGTAGCCGCAGCGATCATGTCAGCGGCCACGCTGAACGGGTTGTAGGGCTTGCTCACGCGAGAAACCTCCGGGTCTCTATCCCTGCCTTCTCGGCAAGTTGGGCGGTCATGGAAGCCCCTCGGCTTCCGTTTCGGATGAAGGCCAGGCAGATATCAGGCTGTAGCTCGACCAGCTCGACGTTCCGCAGGAACCCCGCACGCTTCCCGTGCTGGTCCCAATCGGCGGGCCGCCGGATCACATGCATTCCGGTCGCCCTGGCGTATTCGTCGGCGAGAGCATCCGCCCCGGTGGGGCAGGCTCCGTGAAGTAGTACGGCGTGATCGAAGGGCGTCTTCGCCTCATACAAAGCCCGGAACATCTCAAGCTCGATGCTCCGGGCGTCGGTCCAGTCGCGTGAACCGGTTACGAGAAGCTTCAGCAAGAGCCGTCGTTGTCCACGTACACGGGCACCGGAACAACGGTGGTCGAGTGTCCGCCGCTCGACGGAGACGAAGGCCGGTACGGCCTCGGGGCCGGGGCCGGCCGAGGGGCGGAAGGCTTCGAGAAGGACGGGGCACGGGGGGCCGGGGCAGGGGCGGGCCGAGGGGCACCTATGCCCATGGGGGCCGCACACGCGCTTTCCTGGTCACACGACACGATGCCGATAGCGGCCAGAAGGGCGGCGGCCAGGGCCACGGCAAGCCGCTTCGAGCGGCTGAGCGTCTTACGGGTCATTCGGCGGGGCCTTTCGGGAATTGGAACGGAGGGGGGCCGGGACTCTTCACCGGCCGCCCTCCGCATTTCGTGTTTCCAGTATCAGGGGCCAGGGGTGGCGGTTTCAAATAGTAGTTTCAGTGATCGGAAGAAGTGGCGTACTGGGCGTACGCGTTCGACGTAGCCGCACGGCCACCGGGGCCGGAATGCGCCTTAGCTTCCTGCTGACGCTTGACGACACTGTTGTTCAGCGTCCGAACGATCTTGTCGATAGCCCGAGAAAGCCGCATCGTTTCGGCCGAGGAAAGAGACTCGCCCTGCTCGTACCGCTTCGCGATCACCTGGGAGTCGAGGACGGGCAGAAGGCCGTAAGCGCGGTCAAGGTCCCAAAGGGCGACGACGACACCCCCGGCGGCGACGGAAACGGCGTCGTCCTTCGTCGGGGCCTTCTCCCAAAGCTCAGGCTGGAAAAACGCCTTCTCGAAGAGCTGTCGCACTTCCGAGGACGTGTAAACGTACTCCGCCGAATGGTAGATGTACGTGTAGCGCTCTTTCCCCGCGTAGCTGACAGCAATCTTCCGGAAGTTGTTCCGAAGCTGTCCATCGGGGTACTCGGCCGCTTCGTACACGGCTTCCTTCTCGACAACGTGAAGAAGGATCTCCTGTCGAATGTCCTCGGCCTCGATACCGGGGTACTCCTCGGCCACTCGACGCGCGACACCCTCGGCAATCTTCGTGTACTTCGTCCAGTCAGTCATTTGCGAGTCTCCTAAGTGGCCTACTGGCCGTAAGTCTTGCCTTCGACCACGAAGGTTCCGTTCGGCTTAATGAACACCGGGGCAGGGGTGACCCGGTTCTTATCGACGTACAGGATTCCGAAGCCCTGATTCCAGTTGGCGTGACCGGCCTTCAGGTAGCTTGCGCACTTCAGGTCCATAAGGTTTCCGACCTCGAACCCGAAGCGTTCCTTGACCAGCTTCGAATTCACGGCCATGTGTTCGTGCTGGATTCCGAGCTTGTGAGTGTGGCCGCACACGACCGAGTAACCCCACTTCCGCGCCAGGGCCAGGGCGGTACCGCCGGGAGCGCGAGAGCTTCCCCCTTCGTCGCCATGGGCGAGAAGCCAACCGGGGGCGATCTCGTACGGCTCTACGTGATAGGTCACGCCGTACTTCTCGAAGTCGAGCAAGCTCGGCACTTCGAGGGCCTTCAAGCCCATAAGGCCAGGGGCACGCGAACGGACGTAGTTAAGGGGCCGGTCCATGTGGTTCGATCGGCTTACGTGAATCGGTCCGTCGTGAACGGCCCGCAGGCCGGCCAGGACCCGCTTCCCCGCGTCACAGTGCGCCTGAAGATCCCCCTTGTACTCTCCCGCCATTCCTCGGGTCCAACGGCTGATCTGCGGGAAGTCGACTTCATCCCCCACGCTCGCTATCTCGTCCGGCTTGTACTCGGCCAGGAAGCCGAGGACGTTACGAACGGCCCGCTTGTCGTGATAGGGAATCTGCATGTCGGACAGAACAACGATGCGCTTCAAAGGGTGACGCCCTTCTCTCGAAGGGCTTCTTCGAGCTTCTTCAATCGGATATCCAGCATGGCCGCATAGACGGCCAGGTCTTGAGCTTCTTCACGGGCGTACACGACCAGCTCGACCAGCGGCATAGTTTCGAACTTCTGTTGTCCGTTGCCTTCGTCGTACTGTTCGGCACCGACCCCGAGGATTCGGGACCGGCACGCCCGGATGAAGTGGCCGACTTCATCGGCCAGTTCGTCACTGGTCACAGGTGGTCCCCCTCGTACGCGTTTATCTCGCGGTCGCGGTCGACTAGACCGGCCTTCACGAAAGTCGTTACAGCGCTCCGGAAAACTGCCTCTTCGGCGGTCTCCCAGTCGTTGGGAAACACGTCAGTCTGTGCCACTAGGGCGGAACCGATACGGCGCTTCTCGCGAATCTGCAATCTCGGCCCGTAGGTGCCGATAACTACTCGATAGAAGCGACCTTCCGGAATCTCGGGGCTATCCGGGGGAAGGGGCTTGCGGGCCTTCATCGCTTGATCTCCAGTTGGTCTAGAAGGGCCTCGGGGCCGTTGGCCAGTACGAAACTGTTCACGTCGTGCCCGGCCGGCATGGGGCTTATTCGAGCGTTCTTGATCTGCTCGGCGACCTTCTCGGCGAACTCCATCCCCTGTCCTTTGTCGTCCTGGTCGGCGAGGATGTACACGGCCCGATAGCCCTTGAAGCACCGGGCGAAGTAGCTTTTCCACGCGCTCACACCGGCGATCCCAACGGCCGGAATACCGGCCAGGGTGGCGGTCATTGCGTCGAATTCGCCTTCACAGATGGCGATATGGTCGGAGGGGACGAGAAGTGCATTCGCGTTGAAGATGCGGGGAGCGTCACCGGGAACGCTGCGGTACTTCGGGCCTTCACCTTCGCCTAGGCGCCGGAACCGCACAGTCATTACCCCTGCCCGAGTGAGGTAGGGAACCGAGAGCATGCCTCGGGCGGTTTCATGCCCCGGCAAGGGGCTTTCGACGTACCCCAGCCTGAAGAAGGCTGCGTTGTCCTCGGACAGGCCGCGACTCTTCAAATACTCCACGGCGGTAGGGCTTCTCGTTAGGTCCCCCTCGTATCGCGCCGTAGCTTCCTCCAAGAAGCTTTTCAGTGCAGGATCGGGTACAAGAGAAATCGCGGCATCCTTCCTGGTCGGCGATTACGTCGAAGCTGTCGCCCGAGATATCGCAAGCGAAGCACCGAAAGCGGTTCTCTTCGGTGCACACGGAAGCCGATGCATTCCGGTCTTCGTGAAAAGGGCACTTCATCTTTCGGAAGCGCGACCCTTCCGGAACGTCAGTAGCTCCGTAGTGCTCTAGCACTTCCGCAATCGGCGGCTTCTCCATCCGCCCTCACATTCCAAATACTAGTTTCGGACGGGTGGCGGAATCAAAGAGTGGGGAAGACCTGAATCCGCGCGCCCGGTTCGCTGCGGTCGGCGAAGACCTTCCGGGCGTCGAGAACGACCACCAGGGCGTCATCCTCGAAGGCCCCGCCGGCCTTCAGGCCGTCGAGAGTCGAGCGACAGAGCTTGTCGAGGTCGGGATACTTCGCCGGATACAGGGGGGCATCCGCCCTGAGCTGGTCGGCAAACCGACCGGTGCGGTAGTGGCTCTTCGGCCGCTTCAGTCGGAACACCACAGAGACACCGACGTACGGCCAGGGGCCGAAGGTGTGGTTCAGGGCCTCGGCCGCAATGGCGTTACGCCACGGCTTGACCTTCTTCGAGGACTCCACCATTCGGCCCCCGCCAACGTGCCTCTTACTGCCCTGGGGGGCAGGGGTGCCGATCACGTCTATCTCGATCACCCGGTGAGCCTCATTCGCTCCATGTCGGCATCTAGGTAAAGGATCATCGCGCCGGACGCGTCCGCCTTCCCCGTACGGTTCTTCACGACGGAAAC